TGCTGCTCAGGGCTTTGTGGTGGCGATATGTAATCATACGCTGGCCCCAAAATTCTGGATAGCTTGTAATCAGGTGCATTTGCAGGGCGCATATAGTTAAAGACCCCCGCAGTAAGCTGGCCTAAGATCGTCATAAGCCCTTGGCTACCTATGACGCCATCAGCATACATGGCCTGAATCTGTGCCATCGTCATCTCATCTAGCTGCGCCAGCGAATCATGAGTATGCCCATTAAAGATCATGGCGCATTCAACTTGCGTCCTTAATGAGCCAATTAGTTTCCCCGTGTTTCCTTGTAGCCTGGGCTGATGGCTTCTGAAATCTTTTCAATCAAAGCAATTTGTACCGTCCAAGGAAACTCAGCTTCTACTTCCTCATAGGTCAAATCATCAAGGTTCATATCTGGTTGCTCAGGAATCAACAGCTTAATATATTCCACCACCCGGTTTTCGGTCATGGCTTTATTTTTTGCTGCTTCCCGCATAGACCGACCTTTAACCAAAATATCGGTTTGCGTAAACTCAATTTCTGAATCGCTGATTTCTTGATCTTTTAATGCCAACAAAGGTTCGGACAATTCTTTATAAATGCGCTCGATGTGAGCTTCATCAGGGTTATTGACCTTTTGATAAATTTGATCGGCTTCCGCAACAAACGGAATCCTGACCTTAAACGTATGACCACCCAATTCAAAAGAACGGGTGAAAATGTTTGTGCGTTTGGCTTGGTATTTTTCGCCAAGGATGTTTGATAGTTTTGTCATGTTTTATCGTTTACTGCGGAATTCGTTGATTCGTCTTGCAAGGATTGCGGCTAACCTGTTTACTGTTGATTGTGCGTTTGCCTCCAATGCTGGCCTTAAATATCCTGGCCTTGGTTTTCCTGCTGTTCCAAACTCTTGCGCTATTGCCCTTGCGTCTGATTCAACACCCATAAAAGCATCGGCGTTTTCAAACCCTAATTTTTTTAACTTTCGCCTAGCGCTCAACAAACCTTTGCCTTCGCTCATACTGGCTAATTTTTTTGCTGATGCTGTTGTGATTGCACCAATTACCGTATCGGTTTGAGTGATGTATTTACTGCGCCTGTCTCTTGCTGTTGGCCTACGGGCTTCTACTTGCAGCGACAACGCCAAACCGCCAGTGTCTTTAGGTGCGTTTGCTATGGCCTGCATTAGCACAGGTTGTAGCGATTCCCGCACAGCAGGCACAAGCACACGCTTTGCGCTTTCCTTTTGCCCAAAATCTGCCTCTAGTTGGCGCAATGCTTTATCCACCTCGCCAATACCTTCTAGCTTGATGGTTACAGCCATGCTATGCCCCTGGCTTAATGATGCGGTGGAATATTTCGTTGTTTAGCTCTTTGACATAGCTGACAACTTCTTCCGGGGTCATTGTGTCGGCATGACGCGCCGCTATTTGATGTGCAAGGTTAACGCCTGTCATGCGCTGTTGGAAATAACCAAACCATTGCTTTCCGTCCTTTTCGGCCTGAGCAGCCAAGAAGGTTAACAGGTCATCGCTGCTTTTTATGTCGTGTTGAATCATATCTTGTAAGCGCCCCACCCATCAGGGCAGGGCGCACACCGCTTAGGTGTTGTTTGACCAGCCGTAGCTATTGCCGCCAACAGGATGCAGCGTAAAAATGAACTTGGATTCTGCTGCGGTGTTCAGATCCCAAGACATACCACCCACGCGAGCATTGAAGGCATACGCCACGGTATTGGTGCCGTCATAGACTGCCACCACATAGGTGCGAATCACCGAGCCGCTGTAGCCGTCAGCACGAATCAAAAGCTGGGTGGTGTCGGCGCTGTTCCAAGGCGCAGTGATGGTCATGCTAGTGACCTGATTTTGCGTAGTGATTTTGGCACCAGTACGGGCACCGGCAATCGAGTATGCCGCCATCGCATCATCAGCGCCAAATGGAGGAATAACCTCAACAGGAACTTGTGCGCCGGTTGTGCCAGTGCCGCCAGCAGATGTACCAACAATTGCCGCAACCTGGGCTGTCCAAGTGCTAAGCTGAGCATCGGTCAATGGGGTGGGGGTTGCTCCGGTTTGGCACCACAGGGTCGCCACATAACCCGGCATAACTTTATTGATAAGAGCCATGATTTTTCCTTTACAAAGGGTTGGTGAAAATTAGTGTCTTATCAGTTTGGTATATACATTGTGGCATCAATAACCACTTGAGCCAGATTTTCGTCGTTGTTGTATGTGTTGTAAAGCCAACTCAAATCCAATTTAGCAACGAAAAAACCGCCCAATGCTGGATTGCCAAACATACCGCTGTAACCGTGCATAGCTTGCATTATCAAATTGGACAATGTAAATCCATCTTCGATTTTTTGCGTAAATACCGAGATTTGAAAAATCGGGGTATCAATACCTTTATTACTTTGCGTTTGACCTGTGTAGACCGGCTGATGAATGTTCCGCAGCATCCAAGTAACAAAGTTGGGCTGTGTCGCAAAGTTGCGATTAAAAGCCGCATACACAGGCACAGGCGCAACAACATTAGCCAGTTGGTACTGGATTGTTTGACCTAGGGTAACTGGGTTTGTTTGTGCCATTTAAACCGCCGTTACTGGATCAGTACGATAACAAAGTAATTTGACGCTCATCCGATCATTGGATTCCCGAGCATCAGTAATTCGCCAACTGTTGCCGCGCCATGTTATTGAATAAAGATTCTGGTTATCAACAATCGTTTTTGCGTTTGGTGTGTAGTGAATGGTGAAATTTACCAAGTCCTGATACACACGATATTTTTCGCTGATCCTCAAGCTGTTTGCAACATCGCCAACAACAGCCCTTGTTGCAAACCATTTTGCTTGCGCTGTTTGCTGCTCACCGAATCCGTTTTCGGAAAACGTGAGATTGTTTATGTCGATATTTTCATATCGCTTAATAGCCATTTACATCACCAACGGTTTGTAAGGGCGCAGCAAGGTAGCAACACCGAACGGGATTTCCCGCAGCATTGCTTCTGTGGTGTTGCTGCGATTGTTGTATAGATGAACAAACAACAGCAAACCGGCTTGCTGAATTACAGGGTATGCCGCTAAAGGATTTGCAGCCGTTGTGTATTCGCAATAAACAGGGCTTGTCATTGCGCTGTTTAGATTGCTTGGCAGGCTTTGCAACACCACTTTGTTACCGCTTGGATCGTAATAATAGGTCGCTGGATCAACCGTTATTAGCTGCGGTGGTGTGTCTTGCGTCCAATACTTAACGTGATTGATTGTTACGCCAAGCGCCGGGTTTCCATTGTTTTGGCTTACCTCTGGCAAATCCAAAGTTAATGGTGTGCCGTTTAGCGATGATGCGTTATACCAAACCCTGTAAGAAGTTGAGAAAATGCTTAACCCTAAATGATCCTCAATTGCCTGTCGAACAGCAAGCTCAAGCGCCACAAGATAACCATCTTGCGATTCATCATCAAACAAATTGATCTGTTGGGATAGCTGCTCAGTAGTGAGCCATTGGGTCGTGTTATCCCGATTGATCTGTTCGACCTTCTCATAATTAAACGGATTGCGGGTAGGCGCTCCGTAATTGAGATAACCAACCTGTTCAACAGTCATGCTTTGCCCCTGTTAGGCTGCGCTCATGCGAACACCAGCAAACGGATCACGCACCGACGAAACTACACGCTTTTCAGCAAACATAGTAACAAAGCCTGGGGCTGTTTGCTCAAATGCTTTAATGGTCATTTGCTCGGTGTCGCCAATCGTCAGGAACCGGGGCCAGTTGCCCAGATAGATAGGAAATGCGCTTGTAAGGTACGGGTTAGCAATAACCGGGAAACCAAACACATTGCCAACAGCCGACCCGTCTTTGTCGCCAATTTCTAGGAACAGCGGCAAGCCTTGCAGGTCTTTCAATTGCCGCAGTGTCTGAATCATGGTTGGGGTCATATGCCAGGCCGTGCCAGGCAGCGCCCAATATTGCGATGGCAACGCATTAACCATATCCACCATCTTGTTATAGGTGACAGCAGAACCGCCGAGCGACACTGTGGCAATGGTATGGATGCCGTTTGTCATGTTCACGCCAGATGTGCCATATGCGCTTGATGCGCCGCTAACGTACATATCAAGGCCGCGCAAACCATACTCAGCGCCTGTGCTGGTAGTGGTTGATCCTGACTGATCGTTGTTTTGAACCATAGATGCCCCTTCAAGTTGGGCAAATTCCAGGGCCAAATCTTCGGCCAAAGTTACATCTAGGTTATTTACATCAGACAGCACAGCGGTGCGAATAGGCATCTGGGCCACCAGCACTCGGACAGGAAGCTGCCAAATGCTGATATTAATGTTGGGGGAACCGCTATTAGGAGTAAAGGTGTAGCCCCAAGGATTTGTGCTGTTTGCGGCATTACCTGTTTTTGCCACAAACTGAATATCTGAACCAATTACGGTAATTTCTCGCGCCATCATACGCAACGGGTTTGCGTACCGCAGCGCTGCAAACGCATCGTCAAAAACAACATTACCACCGACACCAGAACCCGAGCCGGTAATAGCCGATGCTTCGCGCAAATCAATATTAGCTTCTTTGCCTTCAGTGATTGCTTTTTTAATACCGTCTAGGATTTTTTCGGTGGTCTTCATGATTTATCCAATTTAATTGCTTTTAAAAAAGGCAGGGGACGAATCCCCCGCCAAGGGCAACGCAATTAGGTAGCGGTGCCGGTGGAGCGATAACGCACACCAGCATTAGGATCGCGAACAGATGTAGCCAAACGCTTTTCCCCAAAAAATGTAATAAATCCTGGGAGCGTCTGGTCATACCTACGCATAACCATGTTGAGACGATCAATAATAGTATGGAACCGGCTCCAATCTGCAAAATACATTGGATACAGGCTATTAGTGCCAGCAGATCCGACGGTCGTTTGCGATGGGGTATCCAGATATTTATTAACCACCACATCAAAGCCAAGCAGTTGGCCGACAATGCCATCAACACTCAGACCTTCAATGCGATTGAAGATCGGGGCTTTATTGTCGTCAACCAGCGCACGGATAGCATTAAGAAGGATCGGGCTAACCATAAACTTAGCCGATTCCGTCCAATACTGCTGCGGCAGGGCATAGATCAGATTGATAACATCCTTGTAGGTGATGTTATTTGCGCCAACGGTATTAGCATTGGTGGTGATCTGGTCATACGTTGCAACATTGTGCAGGCCGCTAGTAGAGCCGGTGCCACTGGTGCCGAAAGACGATGCGCTAAAGGTGCCGCCGGTATAGGTAGCATTAGCGCCTGGGTACTGATCCAAACCGCGCAAGCCATCAGCGCCACCGCTAGAAACGGTGCTGCCGCTGCCGGTCTGGTCATTATTGGAAATCATCGAGATTGCCTCTTGCTGCGCGAATTCCGCGAGCATGTCATCAACCACGTTAGCTTCCAAACCGTCAATGTCGTCCAGAGCAGCCGTGCGGATTGGGAATTGGACGTTAATGTCCTTCAGCACAATTTGCCAAATACTGGTGTCTTCAGTAGTGGGGTTAATGTTAGAAGTGCCGTTATTCTGAATGGCATATCCCCACTGTGCGCCAGCATTGCCGGTCTTAACCCGGAATTGATAACTAGAGCCATCGGTGGCGACGGTGCGAGAAACGCCGCGCAAAGGATTAGCCAGACGCAGCGCACGGAACACCGGATCGTAAGCAGTCCGACCACCCTTATTGTCGCCGCCAGCAGTCAGTGCCGATGCCTCAGACAGATACGCTTGCATTTCGGCTTCATTGGCAAAAATTTTCAGTTCTTTTTCAAACTGAGATTTGCCGTTAACAACTTGGCGCAGTTGCTCGCGTACCGATTTGTTAACTTCTTTTCGGACACTGGAACTGGTGCGTTCAATGTAAGCCGGGGCTTGCAAGGTGGAAATTTTGGCTTCCAGGGCTGCAACTTTTTCGGTCAGTTCAGCTTTAGCGGCATCAACTTTTGCTTCAGCAGCAGCAGTAATTTCGCTAATTTTTGCTTCGTTGGATGCTGCAATAGCGTCCAGTTTTTCGATGATTTTGTCAGACATGATTAACCTTTCAAACGGGCATTAAGGGCTTGCATCAATTCACGTTGCGTAAGTGCTTCAAGAATTGCTGCTTCTTCGGCCACCGCATCGGACTCACTCACGATTTGGGGTTTTTCGACTTTTTCTTGCTGGGCCTCACGCGCCAACAAAATTTTGTCGAATAACAAAGATGCGGTGGTCGCATCCTTTCGGCAAAGCCCTGCCTCACGCAGAGCTTTTTCCATCGTGCGAGGGTTCACGCGCCCCTCGGCTGTAAAGTATTCCAGCTTTTGCACTTCGGCTGCTGGGTTGTTGGGGTACATCACCACGGACACTTCGCGCAAACCGCCTTTAGTGATTTGAAAATAACCTTCATCCCAATATTCACCTGAGCCAGCAGGGAATACATCTCCGTCTTCTTTAACCCACTGATATTCCTCAGCATAAGCGCCAACAGATACACCGCCAAACATGGCAGGGCTTTCGCTCATGACGTTATATAGGTCAGCCCCTTGGGTGGTGTTCATGTACAGCCTGCCGCTAGCTGTCATGCCTTCATCATCAAACGAAAATTCCGTCCACTCTCCAACCGGAATTTGATCCGCCGAATGATTGACAAACATGGGCAATGGCCGACCAGAGCTAGTAAATTCTTTAGCCCAATCCATGAAACCTTCGGGTTTGTAAAAGAAACGCCGACCATCTGCGCCCTCTCGCGGCCCCCAAGTAGTGACTCGGGCTTCAATCTTGCCTGATGGGGCTTTTCCGCTTTGCTGGGCCTCGGTTGCCAGCTTTGCTTCGCACTGGATCAGCATTTGTTTGGTCATGTATTACCTCACCGATTTATGATGTATCAATATCGTATTCTATTTTCGGTGGCCTACCGCGCCGCTTAATCGGCAC